TCGCGGCCAATCAGTGGTGCCTTATAGCCGCACGGCTTGCATTCGCCCCAGAGTTCTAGGTTGGGGTTGACGATGTACCAAGGCAAGCCGCTGGCTTCACATGCGGCGCGGTCTGCTGGTGATGGATGCGGTGGTGTGCTTGGGTGGCTGTGGACGATGGCCAACACCTCGCCTTGATCCTCGGCTGCGGCGTAGTCCTCGGTTGACAGCACAAACATCTGATCCGGTGCTGCTGCTTGGTTGCGGCATGGGATGTAGTGCTCGCGGCCTTTGATGACCACCAGCAACCCACAGGCCTCGCGGGGTTGTTCCGCCTTGGCGTGCTCTAGTGCCGCGTCGCGCCAGGTCATTGTCATCCGCTGACTGTACCAACGCCAGGGAAGCCGCCAAACGGTAGTTCAGCATTCTGCCCGAACCGCAGGTGACAGCTATTGAGCCGCTTGCCGCATACATCACCAGATGCGCTCAGCACCGGCTGGTCTGCGGCGTCAAAGTAGTTAGTGCCGGTGTAACCACATTCAGCAGAGCGGTAGGTCCACGGGCACAGGTTGGCGATGCACTGCCGCTTGGGTGCCCGCACACCGGCAAGGTCAAAGCTGGCCGCCAACTCAAACTCAACAAGGTTGCGATTTTCTGCGCTTTTGCGGTCGATGTAATAAATCTCTCGCGGGAACTCGGCGCTGGTATCTTCTGTCGGATTGGTTGGTTCCAGCAGAAAATGGCCGCCGTCTTCCATCAGTAACGCATCACCATCCTCAAGTAAAAGGATGTCACCACTGACCGGAAAATTAACGGCATCTAGATACTTGGCCAGCGTGCGGATGCGCGTTACCTTGGCGCCTTCTAAGCCAACCGGCAGGCTGAGGATGATGGCCGTAACCGTGCCAAAAATGTTGCTAACGCGAATCCTTGGCCGCGGCAATGTTCCTTGGCCGCTGTACTCAAACCCGTCTGCTTCAATCGGAAACTTCAAATAGCTATTGCCACGCCAAACCACATCGCCGTTATTGACTAGGTTGGTGCCCGAGTGGAAACGATAAACCTCGTTGCTGCCGTGGATGGCAGTGACCAGCTCCAGCTCAAATAGCTCAATGATTGCGCTGGGGTTAGATGTCTGAAAGTCACCTGACAGAATGGTGACCGCCATCCATGTAACAGTGCCATCGACAGTGGTATTACCGATGACCGTCGGCCAGAACGGTTCCGTCGCGCTAGTCGTACCGGCAACCGTGCAACGGAAAAAGAATCCCGTCGCTGGTGGGATCGTGGCCTGTACAACATCACCGACGTTGTAGGCGTAACTAGCTTGCCACAGTGCGGGTGCGGTCATCAGGGTTCAAATACTTCGCGGAATGTGGCTTGTACTTGGTTGTTATTGCAGTTGCTTAGCGTGACCTGCCATTCTTCGCAAATGTATTTCCCGGCGCTGCCGCGGGGTGGAGTCCAATCAAAAGATTCAACGCCACCACGCGCCTCTAAGAATGAAACTATGTTTTCCCGCTCGGCATCTGTTCGGTTGGCAAAGCTCAACGTCCACTCTTTTGGGTCAGGGTTAAGCCCAAAAGTAACCCGCTGCTCATAGCCGTCACCTGCCTGGAAACGCCGGACCCGTGGCTTGCTTGCCTCGGTTGCTTCAAAGCTTGGAGTGTAGGTAAAAGTTGCCATGGGTTAAGCCGCCAGCAATCCGCCGGGTCGCCGTTGTTTAATCAATTCTGCCTGCACTGCCTGCGAAATGGCACGGCCAAGTTTTTCACCTTGGCCAGCGTTCCCCTGCACCTGGCTGCCCTTGGCATCCACGCTCACGTTGACGGTGGTATTACCGCCGCCGCCGCCCTGCATTGCAACCGGAATCCGCCGGCCATCGGGGAGGGGCACATAGGCCTCAGGCTTGCTGCCTTCGCCAAACATTGCCAATTGAGGACTGTTGGCAATGCCACCGCGTGCGTAAGTTTTCAACGGCATCGGGCCGTCGCCGGTCATGATGCCACCGCCAGCAAAAGTAAAGCCGGGAAAAATGCCACCAAGGGCTTTTACAATTGGCCCAATAATTGCCGCGCGAATTGCGATACGCGCCAAGTCAGAAAGAATACTGGTGGCTAGTTCCTTGAAATTGGCCTTGCCGGTGGTGACGAACGCCGTCAGTTGGTCCTCCAAACCTTGCAGACCACTGGTGACAGCTTCGCCAATGGCACCGCCCAAGTCCTTGACGCTGTTGTAGTAGTCTTGCAAGCGGTCACGAATGCCAACGCCAATAGATTCGCTGTCAGCTTTCTGCTTTGCAGTTGCGGCATCCAGCGCGCCAGCACGCTCACGCAACAGCCGCACATGCTCAGCCAGTGCGGGGTTGGTCTGAGCAAGAATGTCCAGCTGCAGCAGGTTTACCTGAGCATTTAACTTTTCCAGCTCGGTCAGTTCGGCTTTGCCGCGCACTACCTCTGCAATTTTGGCGTCGTATTCAGCAACGCTGGGAAGCAAGTCTTTCAACCCTTGCAGGTAGGTTTGATCAGCAAGCGCCACGCTTGCTGCGGAGAACCTATCAATCAAATCAGCAAAAGGCTTTACGTCTAGCTGGCCACCGGCTTCGTTGATTTCGCGCGCTAGCTCGACCACGCTCAGCGTGAGTTGCTTTACCTTTCGGTCGTTTTCGGTGATTGCCTCGTTGCGCTGCAAAAACAGTTGATCGGTAGCCGATGCGCCCACGCCTGCATAAGCCGCCGCAACATCCGCAATGCTGTTTTGCAATTGCCCTTGCAGGTCGATTGCCTTGCGGGTCAAACCTTGCCGCCGCTCCAGCAGTCGTTCCTGCTCTGCAGCAGCCCGCTTTTCTTCTGCTGCTGCCCGTCGCGCAGCGGCTTCTGCCCCCCTATCCGCTTCGCTGGTGTCAAGTGCCATCGAACGGCCACCCGTGCGGCGACCAGTGCCAGGCGAGGACGCAGACCCAAACGCCAGTTTGCCAAGGTCCGCCAAAATCTTTTTTTGTTCTTCAATGCCGCTTGTCACTCGGTTAGTAATTACATTCCACGCACCAGCAAAGTCACCCGAAAACGCCGCTTGCGCTGCTTGCACTGCCGCCACGATGTTCTTAATTAAAATGTCCACCGCCTTGACAACGGTGTAAATGACCACCGCAACGCCGCGAATGCCCACCTCAATAATTTTAAATAACGCCGTCCAATCCTGATCTGTGTTAAACAGATCGCTAAACACTTCAAGAATTGACTGCAACGCCGGCAATAGCGCATCGGTTAGTTCCAACCCAAAACCTTGCGCTTTAATGCCAAGCGTTGTAATTGTGTCATTGAATAAATCAGAGCGCGCGGCAAAATCTTCACCTACTTTGTAAGTAAACTCTTCAATGCTGGCCGAGCCTTCATTTAGCAACGGAATCAAGTCCGCGCCGGACTTGCCAAAAATTGCAACCGCTGCGGCCGCTTTTTGCGCACCATCGGGCAAATCGGCAAACCGATCAGCAATCTGCTTCAGTGCTTCATCGGCTGGCACCACCTGGCCGTTGGCATCTTTGACATTGACGCCCAACGCCTTGAACTTCTGCGCCAGCCCGTCGTTGCCTTCGGCTGCCTTGACAAGGTTGACGTTGAGCTTGGTCAGTCCCTTGCCCACCGTGGCTATGTCCACGTCTGCCAGCTTGGCAGCATTGCCAATGCCGATCAACGCATTGGCTGCAATGCCAGTCTTTGCTTGCAGGTTAAATAGCTCGTCGCCTGCGTCAATCGATTTTTTTACAACAGCCGTCAGCCCGCCCACAATGGCGCTTCCAGCTATTGCAGCGCCAAAGCCCGCCACTGCGCCCTTAAGAGTGTTAAAGCCCAGCGCAGCGTTCTTTGCCTGCCCCTGCAGGCCCTGCATGGAGTTGCCCAGTCGGCGAATATTGTTTTCGCCCTGAACGTCCGCCTTGATGCGGAGCATGGCGTCCATGTTCATCGCCATCTCAACTGCACCTGCTGTTGATTGTGACCATCGCCGCTGCCTCCATTACCTGCAGGTCCTCCAGGAGCGCGCGCTGGTCTTTTACTTCATACATCATAAAGAGCCAAGCCAGGGCTCCATAGTCCAATCCCAGCACGCCATTCATGGTCGTGCGCCACTGGGTTTGCACTCGCAGAAACATCTCCACCACCGGCCAATTTTCTTCCCACACTTCAAAATCTTCACACGGCTGCTCAGGCATAACAATGCCCAGAGCTGCTGCGTCTGCGTCAGTTTCATCAACTACGCCGCCGCCGGCCCAATGCTCGGCGGCCTCTGTCAGTTTTTTCTCTTGGCTCCCTTGATGCTGTCCATGTACGCCTTGAGCACAGCAACCGCGAGAAATGGCACCTCCAGCAACTGCTGCAGGGCCTTTTGGCTGAATGGGATCTCCTTGCCGTCGTCACCAGTCACGCCGGACCAGCCGACCAGCAGTTCGGCTGCCATCTCAGTGATGCGGTCTAGGTCGCCAAGATCTTCCAGCTTTTGCAGCTCGGCCACCATTGGTCCAATCTTGCTCTGCGGATGGCGTTTGAACTCACCGTCGAACGTTTGTTTTTCGTGGCGGCCACCATCGACAGGAATATCGAAGGTGACCGGCCAGACGTAGGTATCGGATTGCTTAAGGACAAACGCCATGCAGGAAACTCCTTTAGGTGAAGGCGAGGCTTAACTCATCATTGCCGGCCGTGGTCGGCACCGCAACATAAGGGATGTTAAGCATTTGCACGCCATCTTGGTCCCCGTAGGTCGGGTTAGTGATGTCGCACTGGCCAGCTGTAAGAGTGACACGGTTGCCAGCCGTGGTGCCGTGCAGGAAGGTGAGGTTTCCGGTGGTCTCGGTTTGGGCGATGCTGAAATAATCCTTAGTAGCCAGCGCCGGTGCCTCGATCATCACAGTGCCGCTGGGGGCGCGGTCAGTGATGAGGATTTCCTTGGTACAGCCAACCAGCTCGCGGTAAACCGTTTCATTCGCAATATCTAGGCTGACCGACTGAAGGCAACCGGCATAGCTGAAGAACTGGAAGCTAGACGTGTTGCCCTGCTTGAAGATCAGCGGGCTGGCTTGAGCGCTGTAGGTAACGGAAGGCAGCGCCGTGTCTGTCGGGGCGTTGTAAACGCCGATCATCGTGAAGTCGATTGTGGGGATCTGACCCACTTCGGCGTTCAAAACAAACGTGCCCCGGCAACCGGTCAGGATGTGGCGGATGCCGTCGTTGTTGAAATAAATTGTCGCAGAACTTAAAGAGCTGCTAACCGGCGCATAGGTGACGCTGGTGGCAGCCACGATGGTCTCTGACAATCCACAGGCCTGCAGAACGGCGCCATAGCGAGGCGCAGTGCCAGCCGTGCCGGAACCAGCCAGCTCGACCTGAAACGTAATGCTGACGCGCGTGTTAGCCAGCAACTGAGGGCTGTTGCCAAAGTAAGGACGGATCAGATCGCGGCTGACTACATCAGCCTCAATAGGCGTGATTTCCAGGTTCCGCACCAAGAGGGCATCGGTTCCAGCCGGAGTGCTGTCCGTCCCGTAGGTGGATTCCTTTTTAACCTGGATCAGTCTTTTGCGTGTCAGAGCCATCGCTCAGTTCCTCGATTTGGGGTTCGGGAGGCTTTGCTGGCTCAGTCCGCTCGACGAGCGTTCTCTTGCCAGTTTTGGGATTGAGTAGGTAGGACCCACCCACGCCGTAGTGTTCATCCATCATCGTAGCTGCTAGGGACTCAAGGCCAAGTTAGTCACCTGTGTTCGATACTTCACTGCAAAATCGCAAGAGATCACCCCAGATGGCTGGTCTGCTTCTTGCAAGTCAAAACTAACCGATACCGGCTGAACGTCATAAGCAAAGCCATTGCAAGTCAGGTCAGCCATAATCTTGGCGTGAAGCGACTCAATGATCGGGTCTGCCACTTGATCTGGCACGTCACCCCGAACAATCACCGCGATCCGCACGGTCATTGTCCAATCCAGCGTTGGCAGTGCCGTTAGCTGCTGGCAGACATCGCTGATCGGTTCAACGACAATTGCCGGCAGCTCACCGCGTTGCAACGGTTCAACCCTGCTGCGATAGATCCGCGTACTGACACCCGTGGTGCCCGTCAGGTTGGTGCGGATTCTGGCCAGGATTGACTCGCGATGAGTAGTCATGATGATGCCACCTGAACCACTGTGCAGATAATGCCAGGAATGCTGGGATGGGTAGGACTGCTTCCAGCAGATTCCGCGTGAATGTAAGCCGCGACGTTAGTGGTTGACCATATCAGCTCGATGTAGTCTTCGGCGTTGAGACCTAAAACGAAATTGACTGTGCCGATTACGTTACCAGCGATTCCTCCGTGGCTGCTAATAATGCTGAACCTGCTGTCGCTAGCAGGCACGTCCCCACTGCTGCCGGCATTATTCTTGCGCAACCAAACATTAATGTCGTGAATAGAGCTGTCAGTGTTGCTAAATTGAATTGAAAAGGTGATGCTATAAACGCCTGGATGATCAACCGTTAGGCGCGTTTCAGAAATAACTTTTATGCCACGGCTTGCCGTGTCAACCTGCCGCAGCTTGATCGAATAGGCCGTGTTTGCCAATGCCGCCACTTGAGATGTCTCATCCCAAAACGATCCCCAATATCCAGGGCAACCAAAATATGGCAATTCAGACCATGGCGTTTTGCCGTCGCCAATTTTTAAATTCTCAGTTTCTTTTTCGACGCCAGGTTCTCCTGCCATCAGCACTGGATTGAGTGCCGACCACTGGCTACGAGTGTTGATCTTGAAGGGACCGCTCATGTCTTCTGGATCCCAAGTTGAACAAACTTGCCGTCATCGAGCAACATGGTTTCTCGAACGGTGTAAGCAGTCCCATCCACGGTAATCGAATCGCCGCGGATGAGACTGCCAAAAGCGGAGGTCCTAGCGGTCAACGTGTAATCGGTGGTGAGCACCATTCCATCGCTGATCACTTGACTGGGCATATCCAGAATTCCTTGAGCGGCAGTGGCGCCAGCCGTGCAGCTAACGCCAAAGTCCGCCAAGAAAATATCCAGGTCCTCCGCAAACGCCATGATTAGCTGTACTTCGCGGAAGCAAGACCAATCACAGCCACGGCACCAGCGCCAGTGCCACCAGCAACGGTGGTAGAGACTTTCACAAAGCGCTTCAAAGAAGTCACGTTGACGAAAATCTTTTGCAGCGATGCAGTGTTAGCGGTGGTGGTGGTGAAAGCGCCGCCGCTCACGTCGGTGTAAGAACCGCCGGAAGTGTCGGATTCGGTC